TCCCCATTTTGCCTTGATTATTCATGGCATTGTTTATGATTGATGTTATTAAACCTTTTCTTGATGCTAATAACTGGTCAAATCCAGCAGCATCTACTGTTGATATATTAAAGTTGACTGTAGGTGCAGCTTGTACTTGTTGTATTTGTGATTTTGTATGATCTATAACTGTTTCATTTGGATGTAATATTGCAGGAAATCCTCCTCTACCATCTATACCACCTGTTCTTGAGCCAAACCCTGTAAAGCCACCACCCTCATAAACACTATCAAATAAAGTGTCATTATCAGTAAGTGAGTTATATTCATTAGTAGCAATAGCCCTGTCTCTTATTTTAGATATAGAGCTACCAAAAGAAGCAAACATTCTATCAATAACTAATTTTTGCACCGCTATTCTAATCAATTCTCTAACCACACTTGTAGCATAATCTTTGAATGATGCTTTACCCTTTTCTAAAAAGTCCATTGTTAATTGAGTAAGTCCGTCATAAGACTTTTTAAATACACCTTGCAATTCCTCTTGCATGGTTTTTATATTAGTAGCAAAGTCTGAATATCCTTCTTCCGCAGATTTTATAAACTTCTGAAAAGGCGCTAAAGCCTTAAATCCAGTCTCTCCTTCATCTGCTGGCTTATTAGGATCTCTTCCTGTAATTAAATCCATGAATGATTTAACCTTTACTTTTTCAATAGCTCTATTGGTTTCTTTTTCTAAATCCTTATAAAGACTTTCTATTCTTGCTTTGATCTCTTTAGATTTTTCTTCAGATTCAATGTCTCCAAAAAGTTCAATAGTTGGTAATTTTCCAACTCCTAAAGTGTCTTTAATTTTTTCAGGAAGTTTATCAATTAAACCATTTATTTTATTAATACCAGTATTTAGACCACCAATAATAAAATTCATAAAACCAGTAAAAGCTGTTTTGATTGGAACTATAAATTTATCTAAAAAACTTAAATATAATTTATTTACAAATATTTTTGCTTTTAAATCAAATATATTTAATTGCTTGTTAATAAATTTTAAAGCAAAAACAAACTCATCTCTAAAAACATATAAAGCAGCTAATGCAGCAGGAATCCAAACAAAAGGATTTGCCAAAGCAGCAGCAGTAAATGCTTTTGTCATAGTTATTATTTTTGGTAAGTAAAATCCTATAGCAGCTAATGCAGGAATTAATATCACATCAAGATTATTTGCAAATTTACCAATAACTGCACTTAGAAAAGAGAATCCATAAGTTGCTTTTTGTATATCTCCAATCATAAATTGGAAATTATTTCTCAATGCAACCCCAGCTTGTCCTAGAGTCATAGGCATTTTTGAAATTTGCTCGTTAGTTTCTTTTGTGCCTTTTATAAGAACAGGCATCACAGTTTCTGCTGTTAATTTACCAGCATGACCAAACTCTCTAAGTTCACCAACAGTCATGTTAAGACCTTCGGCTAACATCTTAGTAAGAATCGTGTTGTTTTCCATTACTGATCTAAGCTCGTCACCTCTTAAAGCACCTGAAGCTAAACCCTGAGCTAACTGTCTAGCAGAGTTATTTGCCTCTTGAGCATGAGAACCAGCAATAATAAAAGTATTTGCTACTGTTTGTGTTGCATCAGCAACGTCTTTTTGTGTTGCACCTAAATGCTCAGTAGCTAAAGCAAGTCTTGTAAAAAGCATAGCAACAGCATCAAAGTCAGACCTTGAGTCTGAAGCAATCCTTCTCATGTGATTCATAGCTGAAGCTGTTTCAGTAGCACTACCAGTTAAGGCGTTCATTCTGTTTTCAACGCCAATCATAACATTGGCGGCTTGCACTATCTCTCTAACACTAAAAGCAGCAACAATAGTATTTCTCAGACTAGCTAAAGCCTGATTTGTACTATTAATATTTCTTTTGAAACTATTAACCGCTTTAGCAGATTTATCATTTCCAATAAAATTAAAATGAATATCTGATTTAGTTAGAGCTGCCATTCCTTTCTTCCTTTATTTGAAGATAAGCCAACCATCCTTGAAACTCCTCAACTGTCATTTCATCAATCTCAGCTAAGGTTTTATTTAGTTTTTCAGCTAATGCATATCTTATGTATAGCTGCTCATCTTCTATTACTTTTTTTTAACTTCTTCCTGCGACATATTATTCATCATTTCGCTAGAAACTCTTATTAATACATCTCTATCAACCCTCTCCAATAAGGTTTTCTTATCAGCGATGGTAAATAACTTTTCACCAGCCTCGTCTAATGCTTTATAGATTAAAACATAAACTAAAAGCTGTACTTCGTCATCTTGTGCTAGTTTCATAAATTTAGAAGTCTCTGAAAGAGTTATTGGTTTACAATAAATCTTTAAAGGATTATCTTCATCCTCACCCCATTCAGGGACTTCTATAATTCTAGTTTCTATGCTGTCAAAATGTTTCTTTGCGTTATCTATTGCTGACATTTTCTTATACTGTAGTTTGTGTTAATGCACCAGTTCCTTGAACTGAAACACTAGCTTCAACTAGACCATCAAATGATCCACTTCTTGTTACACCAGTAACAATAGCTGAACCTGTATAATAAGTATCACCTGTTGTATCTCCTTCAGGATAAACATTTAGTATTACTTCTGACCCAATGCTTAAAGCACCTTGTCCATCAGTATCAGTCTCATCCCAAAATACATCTATACTTCCTGAGAAAGAAGTCAATGATGATTTATAAGTTCTAGCAGAATCACCCATTGAAGTATCTTCTAAAGTATCAGCAGTTTCCTCAAGTGAGTATGATTTAATTTCAGCTACAGCATTAGAACCGACTTTTACAGTTCCTTCACTTCCTTTATGTGTTGCCATTTTCTACCTCGTCTTTCGACTTTTTCTTAGAAGAAGATTTAATTTTATCTTGCGAATGGACTGCTTCCTCTTTCCAACCCATATTCAATAAAGACTCAACCTTAGAAGGATGAGCATCTATAGAAACCTTGCCATTTGGACTAATCATTTTCATAATTTGCCTCCTGTTAAACCGCTACATCAGGATTAGTTTCCTGCACATAGTAGTTAGTTAAAAATGTGAGAGATACATAACCCAGTGGTTTTTCTCCCTCTCCGTTAAATTCTATTTCAGTTGATTCTAAATAACAGTCTTTAGCTAATCCATCTAAAGTTCTATCTGCTGCTATTGCTTCTTCAACCTCTTTGCTTATTGTATCAATAGTATCATCAAAGTCACTACTAGCTTTTGCATATCCTTCTACCACTACTGACAATTCTCTACTCATAACTCTATCAGTACCTATAACTATTGGCTCAGATGCTTCTGATTTAGTATAGATAACTAATGCTGGTACTGTTTCTAATGGATAAACTCTTGATTCATAAACTCTTGAACCAGTTGTAGTTAACCCAGTTAAAGTTGTACCAAACTTTTCTCTTATTTGCTGTCTAACATGATTTGCCATTACACTTCCTCTAACATTAATGCACTAAAACCAGTTCTATCTGCTTGTATATTAACAACAGTATAGTTTTGTGCTGCTTTGAGTATATTACCATTTGTATCTTTTATTGCAGATACATCCAATCTATTGCCAAATGCAATATTAGGAATATCTACAGTTCTGCAATAGGCTATTGGTTTTAATGCTTCTACACCAACACCCTCATCTTGTTCTACATATTCATTATTTAAAATTATATTTATTGTTGTAGAAGTACCATTGTTTGTATAAACAGCAGAAACACCATGACCAAAATTGATATCTAAATATCCAGCCATATCTAATTCAGTTTCTAATCTAAATTGAGACATTATTCTTCCTCTAACACCAAAGAAACCAAGCCTGTATTATCAGGCTCAACTGTTCTAACAACAAACGTGGTTACAGGCTTTAAAACATTACCCTGATCAGTTGTTATTGCATCAACTCTTAATTTATCTTGTTGTGATATGTAAGGAACATCAGATGCTTTAACTATTGCTCTTGGTTGATAACCAGCAACAGGAACAGTGCCGCCTTCTATATTAAAATATTCTTGGTCAATAATAATATTAATATTCTTAGAGAATCCTGAATCAATATCAAAAAGGGTATCTATTAATGGGAAATCATCCCATAAAGATTGTTGAACCTCAAAGAATGTAGCAGTAACACCATGACCTGTTGTTGTATCAACATAGGCGTTAAAATCTGCTGCACTCTCTAAAGGCATGATTTATTTTTTAGCTCTAGTTTTAGGAGCTTTTACTTTTGAAGTTTCTAAACCTACGCTTCTATCTTGTTTTTCAGCTTTAGGTTTAGCTGTATGAAGTTCAGCTTTGCCATAACCACATAAAGCATGACCTTCATGCTCAGGTAGTTCAACTATATCACCAGCATGTACTTTAGAACCGCCAGCCATTGTATCTTGTAAAATTTTATATTTTTTCATATTTAAGTTGGGGGTATTGCTACCCCCATTCCATTTAAGCATCAGTTAATTAGTCAGATG